CATTATTAACGCATCCATCGAAATGAATGATTGATATTGGGCCTGCAATTGATGGACAGCCGCTCGGTGTCCAATAATCAGAAACATAAATCTGCATTGCCTGATCAAGGGTTAGTGATGCTACGTCGATTGATGGGTGGGAATTTTGTGCGATTCCGAATTTCGTAACACCTCCAGCATCACCAGCAGTGTTAGTAAATCCAACATTTCTATTCTGTTGAGGGGTGCCTGTCGTCCCTGCGATTACATCTGGATCTGTCGCATTGAAAAAAGGTCCGACTTCATAAAGCATTGCAGAGTTAAAGGCGGTCAGGAAGGCGGGGGTGTAATCCATTTGGTAATCTCCAGGGGTAAATTAGGCGGTGTGTATTCTTATTTATTACCGCCTTAAACAGGGATGCGCCTGGGCTTAGGAGAAAATATCCCCAATAACCTTGTTAGCGAGGTACTTATATAGGTCATGAGGACCGATGACAATTGACAGTTGATGATTTTTGCCTATCCCCTGAGGTGACGGACCCACTGGATGCACTAATGCCGTGCCCTTTGTGATCATTGGATGCACCAAAGCCATTGATTCGGCAGCATCGATTACCGCAATGTCGAGAGTGCGAAGTCGCATTTCATCTGGTGAAAATGAGAACGCTAAATATTTCGTCTTTGCGCATTCTTGCACGCAGACAGTGTCAAGCTGATACGTATCGGTGTCGGTGACAAGAATATTCCAGGTTGCTGGCATCCAAAATTCAAAGTTATTAATGCGTACCTTATAAACACCTCCGGATGTTTCTTCTAGATATTGAATCGGGGCAAGAGTGAAGTCCAACATGGGACCACTAAAGATCCAATTATGCTTGATGACTATAGGGGTCGTGAGAGAATCTATCACGTAGGGACGACGAAATTCTGGAAGTACCAACATGTTATTTTCCTTTGTGATGTTCTGATATGATGCGCGCTAACACTGGGAAACACCGGGTCATGGCGTCGTCGTTTAATGTTTTCGATTTATTCCAAATTTCAGTGTTGATATCATACTCTTGATTTTTCTGAAGAATTGCTTCCACTTCTTCCGGATATGCCTTCATCCACGGTGAGGAATAAAGTTCTACTGACAGCCTTTTTGTCTCAATTTCATCGAGCTTGACTCCAGTTTTAGAATTGACCATCGTGTAACGATCAGAGAGCCACGGATAAGGACGAAGGTCTCCTGTCACTTCGAGAATCATCGCTCCATGGGGTTCAAGAATCTGATTGTAGTAGTTTATGAGGCGAGATCGTTCATCTTCATGCCCATGTATTGGTAGCTTTATCATTCTGTTTCTCCTTGATTAAATGTCTGTGCTAGCGGTTTTAATGCCGAGGGGTTGATTTTGATCGGAATGAATACCTTACTTCCCCAATATCCGATAAGTTTTCCAGATTCAGAACGTGCATACATCCTCACCGTAATGCGTTCAGCTTTTCTTATCTTCATTCGATCACCTTTAAAATCTGTTTTTTCAAGATTGGATATCCCGCTTCGGTATAGTGCTTGATGCGGTCCTTGTGATGTTTCTTTGCCCACTTCAATTTGGAATGAACATCTACTACATGCACCGCATCCTTATCATGTCCAATGCGAAGCCCACGACCGATTGATTGAATGCACTTGATGAATGATTTGCCCGCATCAACCAGCATGAGACAAAAAACCCGATCTATCGAAATTCCCGTTGATGCGATGCCAGAGGAAGCAATAACGATCAGATCATTCTGGGTTTCGAACATGTCATAGTGTTCCTTCCGAAGATCTTTCGGACTTTCACCATAGAGAAACACCGCACCCTTTATCAGGCTTGCCAGTTTCTCACCAAATGGAATTGAATTTACCAACACCAACGTGTTCCCATGCGTTGCACACTCTGAAATAATGAGGTCCGCTATCTTCTCCATTCTTGACATTGACTTTGACACGAAGGATTTCTCGGCAGCATAGTCAATGAATTCTTCATGGACATAAGTCTCGTTGAGTTCGATCGGTTGAATCTCAACCTTTGCAAGATAGCCATGCTCGATCAACCAGCTTGCAGGAATTTCCTTAAGGATTGGCCCGATAGATGAGTAGAGCGACATCTGATCGACTTCAGATTTGGGAAAGGTTCCTGTAACCCCAAAGCGAAACGCAATGTGCTTACCACTTTCATTAATTAACCGCTGAGCAACTGCCGCTTTCAAACCGTGGGATTCGTCCCAAATAAGAACTTGAAAATCCCGAAGGATAGATGGATTATATTGAAGTGCTTGCCATGTCGCGACCACATGGAAGTGATCAATGTCCTTGTCATCACCAGAGTAGAGCCCAACGTCTAAACCCATATTGCGATACCATTCAGCAGTTTGATCTACGAGATCGGCTGATGGAACGATCGTGATAACACGATATCCTGAAGAGGCGTAGCAGTGGGAGATGGCGGACGTGATAGAGGTTTTGCCAGCCCCGGTTCCAGCGATGATGAACCCTGATCCGGCTTCAATTGCTTCATTCACAGCTTCAACTTGGTAAGGACGTAGCTCAAATGGTTTTCCACCAAATGTAACCCCACCAAACATCCCAGCTGTTGCTCTCATCCCTGGGTTCGTGATCGCCTTTCGATTATCAACAAGATCAATGTCATAGCCCCAGCTCTCAATGTAAGGCAAAACCTTGTCAAGCATTCGAAGGTACGTTTTTCCGGTCTTCTGATAGAACCTTATCTTCCCATCGAAGCGCCCCATCTTGTATGCTGGCATGAAGAAGTATCCATCAACAAAAATCCCAAATGCTTTCCAAAGGGATTCCTGTTCAGATGGAAGCAGGCCAGTGATGATACAATAAACTTCATCAGTGACGGTAACTGTACAAGTTTTGGTCATAAAGGATCGTAAAGATAAATGTAGTGCGTTTCAGAATCTTGTGCTGAGGAGATCAATACGTCAAAGTGATTTGCAATTCCAAGATTGTCGATAAGAACTGACCAAACGGTACCTGGAAGTAAATGCGCATGAGCGGTGAGGGCAACGAACTTGCAAATTCCAATCATCTCCTTTGGAGACATCATTGCGTTTTCTGAAAGCTGTAAAACATCACCATTCTTTTTCGAGATTCTATATTGAATATTTGTTTTTTTGATAAGAACTGGCGTTGTGTTGTATGTTATACCTGGAGATGTAGAAAGATTATAGATAGTTCCTTGAGGAATAGTGGTCGATGTAGGGAATCCACCGCTAGTGCTTGTCCCGCCACTTCCACCGCTATTGCCAACCCCTGTCCCTGAACTTATTCCATAGCTCAGATCCTCTTCCTCTTCATCTGCTTCTTCAACACAATCAGCATCGTCCATACATAATGGTTTTGAGAAATCACACGCGTACTGCTCATTGAATTCTTCCCAAGATGGAATAGAATAACCACGTATATTCCATCTTGGATCTGCAGCATTGCACTGAAAATGATATCGATTAACGGGCGCTGACACTGTTGGTTCTGGTAAATCTGAAAGATACATATTTCTTCCTCTATAATATTGTTTCTTGAAGTTCTGCAACCCTGATCTTTGTGATGTGCCCGACCATCCACCCAAGGTTCTTAAGTGCTTCAACGATCGCGTTGAGCTGGTTTTTAATTAAAAGAACTTCAATGATAATTTGGTTAGTTTCGACGATGTCCTTCTCACCAGCAATATAGGCTTGAATATCTCTAGCCGATAGGGCTTTTTGATATCCTTCATTATACTTTTTCCAAAGCTTTGCTGTTTTCTTTTCCTTGATATTATTTACCCAATCTTCCAGCGCCTTCATCTCTTGATGCGCTTGATCATATGATGATTGATACTTGGGAAGAGTTCTTGCTATCTCTTCAAGACGCCGTCCCTCAAGCTCAAAGATCGGTTTTGCGTTCTCAACCATGATTTCATACTTGGGAAGCAGAGGGACAATCTTTTCAAGCTCATCTTCATTTAGGAGCAATAGAAATGACATTTTGAATCCTACACGTTTAAGAAATTATAAAATCACTTGTCTGATAATCAAAATCGATCGAGTGATCTTTTAGAAGACGAAGAGTGTTACGGTCCGTAATAACAGGAGGGGATATACTAATCATTATATCATGTTTCCCATCGGAAGAAAACGCAAATTCTACGCCAAGGGGACCTTGGGGCGGTGAGACCAAGCGAATTGCAATTGCTCTTGAACCTTTAAAAAGGTTCAAGAGCTTAGCGCGAGCGCAGTACGTGAGGTACTTGTTCAATCTTTCTCCGCTACCAGACTTAGAGCGTCAATAATTTCTTTGATTTTCTGGTTTAACTTGCGAGGAGACACAAAGACTTCTCGCACAGTGCCAAGAGCATCATCTGATAGTGAAGGGTATGTCAGGACAAACCCACCTTTGAGTACTGCAATTGTAATATTTTGCATCTTATTCTCCTTAATCCTGAAGAAGTTTTTCCAGCGCTTCGCCGTCATCAACTTCATCAGTCATTTCGACAGGGTTGGCCTTAGGATGCAAGAACAGTTTAGCGGCGATTTCGGCATCTATGTCCTTTTCCTTAAAGGCGATCTTCTCACCATTAACGTGGGACACGTACAACAGCTTCTCACCTTTTTCTGTTCCCTTAGCAATGACACCCATATCGTCAAGCATCTTAACAAGACCGCTAAATGGACTCATGCCTGAGCTATATGGAACTTCCAGCTCAATCTTTGTCCCAAGCTTTGCAAACCGAGATTTGTAGGTTTCAAACCGCATCCGAACACCAATAACTTCAGACTCATCCTTCAACTTCAACTTCGTAATAAGACCGATGATTGAGCTGCTGAACTTCGTGCTGTTTGTTATGGCCCAAGCACCATCACCTAACATTACATCTTGTGGATAAACGTGATCAGTTACTATAGCAGCGCATGGGAGTCGAGCTATGCTACCAACGATCATGCGCAACATGCTCTTATTTCTCTTGGCGCGAATACCCTGATCAGACTTGATAGTACCGTCCCTCTCGTAGTTTTCAAACTCAGTGGTGGTGCTAAGCATCGCCAATGAATCAATAACTAAAAGAATTTTTGGTGAGTCTGGGTTGTTCTTACCATAGACCTTAATGTAATTGCTGAAGAACTCAGAACAGATTTTATTAACGTCTTCAATCGTTGTGACTTGGAAGTACGTAAGACCCTCTTCACTTGTATCTACACCAATCTTTTCAAGGTACTCGGTGTCGATGGCATTTTCAGAGTCAAGAATGAGAAGGTGAAATCCCGCATCTTGAGCGCTCTTCATACAGTTTGAAGCAATGAAGCTCTTACCAGAACCAGACGGTCCTGCGAAGAGCGTGATGCGGCCTAGTGGAATTCCTTTCATGAAATTTCCACTCAGCGCGCGGTTGAGAGCGTAGTTGCCAGTTGAAATCCAACTTGGTGGTCCGCCTAGCCCACAGTTGATCGTATCGACCTTTGCTATACTTTTCTTGAATGTATCTAGGAAGCTTAATTTGCCCATAAATTCTCCTTATGTGTTGAAGGCCAGAATGATTACTCATTCTGGCCTGTTTGAGTCGTTAAGCCACTGCCTTGGCTGCCGCTCTAGCTCGTAGTTGCTCAATCACAGAAAGAGTCTTACCTGGGGCCGGATCATCCGCTTTTGGTTCTGGGGCTGCATCGACATGATCAGCTTTTGCGGCTGGTGTTTGTGGAGGCGTTGAAGCTTTGTCGGCTGGTGTAGCACTTGCTGGTAAAGAACCTCCAGTTTGATCCGCGACCAAAAGAGCCTCAACAGTTTCACGTTCGATCTTCGCACCGCGATAATCCGCAAGAGTGTAAAGCTCAAGCTGAGCTACGAGTTCATCTTCGAGATCAGTCTGCTTAGGAGAGAAATTCGAAGTGGTGTAGGAATTTTGTGGATTTGTTCCACCTGTGGTTGTTTTGCGGAAGCGGAAATTGTATCCACCTTTGAACTCGTATGGAGCTTCGTCAAGATCACCGGACTGGAATGCAGCCTGGATTTGCTTGAATACTTGTGGGCCAAATTCAATCAGCTTGACAAGTTGAGATTGATCGTGTTCGATTGGAGATTCAATCACGATAACTTGGCCGATGTAGGATTTTTTACGATAGTATTTCTTACCCATCGCTTCATTCTTTTCATCGTAATACTTGCGGGAAAGGTTACAGATTGGGCAGTCTTCACCGTGCATCGTCAAGCAAGGAACTTTTTTCTTCTGTCCATTGATGACGAGTTCATGTTGAAGGCTTTCAACGAGGAAACCTAGACTGTTGTTTGCATCAAGATCGGGGAGGAAACGGACTGTTGCGACTGAATCAACTTCACATTTCCAGAACGGATAGAAAAGTTTCCATACGGCATCACCACCACCGCCTGAATCTTTCTTTGCGAAGTTTGCTTTGAGGGCTTCGAGTTTGCTTTTTGCGTCTGACATAAAATATCTCCTAAAATAGAAAAA